TCGGTTTCGCTGAGGACCAACCACGTGACGCGTATTTTATACGCCACCGACAAAAAAGTAGTCAAAAGATTCTTTCTGCTTTTAATAAAGCAACTTCATAAGATGATGCCACGTGGCATCATCTCAGCCGTTCAAATATATTATTTAAATCCGCTGCTCGCTGCTCACCTGCTCACCTCAACCTGTAATAGATAAAGTTTTCCAAAAACTCTTCTCTATAAGCAATTTTTTACCCTTTTGGTCATTTTGAAAATATGCCTCGTCAACCCAACAACACATTCCGCTTACAAGGTAAGTCTATTTTTCTGACTTACCCAAAATGCCCTCTTCTTCCTATTTTTTTAATTGATTATTTATATCAACTATTAAATAATTTTAACCCTACATATGCTAGGGTATGTACGGAGAATCACCAAGACGGTGAGCCACACCTTCACTGCCTTGTCCAGATGGACAAGAGGCTCAACACAACCAACCAACGGTTCTTCGACATCAAGGACCCAAATGGAGTGGCCACATACCACCCCAATTGCCAGGTCCCAAGAAGAGATGCAGATGTGGCAGACTATATTGCCAAGGGAGGACAATTTGAGGAACGAGGAATACTTAGGGCAAGTAGAAGAAGCCCTAAGAAGACAAGGGATACAATTTGGGCCTCCATCCTCACTGAATCCACATCCAAGTCCGAATTCCTCGCCAGAGTCCAACATGAGCAACCATATGTCTGGGCCACTCAACTCAGAAATCTGGAGTATGCAGCAAACAGTAAATGGCCCGAGCCCATTACTGTGTTCGAACCCAGATTTGTCAATTTTCCTCGCATCCCCGAGCCCATTCAACAATGGGCCGAGACAAATCTCTTCACAGTAAGTGCCCATGCAATTCAATTATTAGGGGCCGATTTGACTATTGAGGATATTAGATGGGCCCATGATTTAACAACTGAATTTATTAATGATGAATTAATTAATAATATTGATGAACCAATAATTATTAATGACTCAGGACCAGAAACCTGATCGACCAATCACATTAATAATCGAGGGACCCTCCAAGACAGGCAAGACTGCGTGGGCCAGAAGCCTTGGAAGACACAACTATTACTGTGGAGGGGTTGACTTTAGTAATTATGATGTATTTGCTTTGTATAATGTAATTGATGATATTCCGTTCCAGTATTTACCTTGTAAAAAAGAATTACTAGGCTGTCAGAAAGATTTTACGGTAAATGAAAAATACCGTAAAAAAACTAGGATTAAAGGAGGGATTCCAACAATTATATTGTGCAATCCCGATCAATCCTATAGGATTGCTCTAGCTAATTCTGAAATGTACGAATGGAGTACACATAATGTGCTAAATATTGAAATAAAAGACCCTTTTTATTAATTACACTCTCGTGCTAATATATTACACAATAGATACGTATTTTATTTTTACATGTCCGTCTACAGTACAATCGTATATCTGTGGTACAATATACAGAACCCATGCATTCTTCTGTGTATTTGCATATGAACCATCCGTAGCGGATTTAAACTCGCTAACAGAATTGATTTTAACATTTCTATTAAAATCAATTAAATTACGAGCACAGTCGTATGCGGTGCCGTTTTTAGATGAATTACCCTTAAAGCTAAACTTCCATCTCCGTACAATAGTAAATCGGTCTTTACTATCGTGGTCAACCTCTGCAGTAGCTGGATTTGAATTATCCATCATTACTATTGAATTAAACTTGGGAACTTGGGCTCCACCAGAATTATCTTTAACTAAAAACATATACAAATTATGGTAACAAGATGCCTGTTGACCGGCATCTGAAGTCTTTAACTGCATCATAAACTTAAGATTAATTATCTTAATCTTGTCACTGTGTCTGTCTTCGAAACCGGATCCTATATTAACACCCGATACATGCCACCCATAACCATTATCAGATCCGCTAACAACCCGGGTCTGGCTAAGAGAGTGAATCTTGTGTTGAGGCCTATGAGGAGTGTATCTGGTCTTGTACTGGTAATTGGGCCTTCTAATCGGCCCAACTATTGTACTCCGGGCTAGGGTGGACCTTCTCTTCTTTCGGGCCCATGTTGGGACCAGGGCCTGGTAATTGCGTCCCGATCTTGTAGTCACCATTCTCAACTTGGGATTTGTAATCTAAATATTTTTGGGCCTCGAGCCCAAACAATCGGCCGCTATTTATAGCCGCCGTCAAATCTCCGTTAAATTGGGCCACTTTTATGGCCCATTTATCTTTCCTCCTCTGAGATTGTCTGAAGGCCTGTCTCAGAGTACGGTATCTGTAGGCCTCTTGAAAGAGGCCCAGTTCTTGGGCCTTCTCTATCATCAAGCCCAAGAAGTATTCTGTGCAGAAGCCCTGTAACTTCCCGTACGTATCCGGAAGTTCTTCTGAGAAGTAGAAACGTTTTTCCATTTATAAAAATAATAAATGAAAAAATAAAAATTAATAAAATATTCTGCCACCAAAAAATTAAGGAGGCACAATATTCCATAAACAGTACTAGGATGTCCCAATGACCTCTTCGAGAACATTCAGATCCTCATCCAGATCACTGCTTATGGTATATATAATGCCACGTCACATAAATACTTTTTGACCAGTCAATAATTGCGGCCGACAAAAGCGTGAGTGGGGCCCACAGCGAAACCGGTAATATTA